ACCAGAGACATTGCAAGACAACTGCTACGTCATAGAAGTTTTAGTTTCCAAGAGTTTAGTCAACGTTATGCAGATCCTACACAAGATTTAGAATTTGAATTACGTGATGCAAGAATGCAAGATCCTAAAAACAGGCAAAACAGTATTCCTTGTGAAGATGAAGTATTAAAAGAGAATTGGGATAGGCACCAACAAAAGGTTATAGACGCCGCCTACAACGCATACAATTATGCTGTAAGCAACGGTATTGCCAAAGAGCAGGCCAGAGCAGTACTACCGGAAGGAAACACGTTAAGCAGGCTCTATGTAAACGGTACGTTGCGTAGTTGGATTCATTACATAGAATTACGTGGTGCTAATGGTACTCAACTAGAGCATATAGAACTTGCTCATGCTGTAGCAGATGTTATTGCAAAAATATTTCCTATTGCAGAGGAATATAAAGGAAAAGATATATGAAAAAACGCGAAGAAATGTTAGTCATTACTATGGAAGAATGTGGCGAGTTAATTCAAGCCTGTAGTAAAATGATTCGTAGTAAAGGCAAAACAAAGTATTTGCGTAACCTTCAAGACGAAGTTGGTGATGTTTTGACCATGATTGAGATAATGAAAATGAGCGGTCTTGTTACAGACGAACAGATTGCAGATAGAATGGTTGAGAAAAAAGAAAAATTAATGAAGTGGAGTATGTTGTTTAGCGATGAAGATTGATTTTGACGTAGACATTGATATGGCTAACAGAGATGACTTTCTCAAGTTAGTTAATGTCACGCCTGCTAGTATAAAGAAAGACGGCGAGTTTACAAAACATAACACAGGAGTATACTTTCAAGATATTCCTATGTTTCCACTTGAAGGCTTTAGTTCAATTGATCACAAAGATGCAGAAGAACAAGGCTGGTTTAAACTAGACGTACTGAATAATAGTGTATATGTTGATATAGAAAATGAAACACATCTCAACAAACTATTAGAAACAGAACCTATGTGGGAGTTGTTTGAACACAAAGAAGTAGTTGAACAATTATTTCACATAAACAATCATTTTGAGATTGTATTACAACATAAGCCTCAAACTGTAGAGCAACTTGCAATGATATTGGCTATGATAAGACCAGGTAAAAGATATCTAGTTGGTAGAAGTTGGGAAGAGATTGAAGCAGATGTTTGGGTTAAAACAGATGATTATTTCTTTAAGAAGAGTCATGCTATTGCTTATGCATTAACTATTATTGTACAGTTGAATTTATTGTGCGAAAAAATTAGTCAACCTTCTTAACTAATTGTATTCCTTTTCTTTTAATTCTTTTCTTAAGTAAATTTTGAAGTGTTGTCATAGGACCGAACAAATGTTCTACGTCTTTTTGAACAAATGTTGTCATGAATGGTACAAAAGGTTTCATTTCATGGTGTAGAAAAACATCTATTGGTATTTGTCGATTGCTTTCCCACCACCATGTTTCCCCTAAGGTTAAAAATTCTTTGTGTGCTCCACTTGATATTATTTTTTCTAAATCGAAAAAACTAACAATTTGGTTATCATAGTTTACTACTATGCCTATATATTCGCGATCTACATATTTTAAACCAGTTAGAAATGGATAATGTTCTTGATAGTCCTCTTGCATAGTTTTATTTATATTCGTTTCAGATAAATACTAACATAGAAAGGTTAGAAAAAAATGAGTTATGGAGATCATAGATTATACTTATACGAAAACATGGTGGACTTAATTGTTACCACCAGTGCAATTTATGTGGATAATAGACCAATGAATAATAGAAAATTAATAGTACACAAAGGATTAAGCAACGAAATTTATTTCACAATCAGAAACAGAGATAGAAAACCACAAAACGTTTTTAATGAATCTTTAGTTGCATACATTGTAAACCCTAGTACAAGAAAAAGATTAATTACCAAAAGATTAGAGCATGAAAGTGAAGTAGGAAAGGTTAAATTAACTTTAGAAAAAGGTGATATTGCTAGTGTTAATAAAGGTTTATATTCGGTATACATTTCTAGAACTACACAAGAAAATAAAGATCTACCTGTATTTTCTTCACAGGACAATGATGTAAAGTTTGATATTGAAATCACAGACGAAGCATACGTTGAACCTGTACCAACTCAAACTACAGCAACAATTACACAATCCTCAAATACTTCATTAGGTGGTTCAGCAAATATTTTTGTAAGTGATGCTATGTATGGTAATCAAGATAGAAACTTTAGTCATGCATTACATACAATAGGTATGTATACAAATACATTTACGGGTAATTTAAAAATACAAGCAAGTTGTTTAGAAAGCACACCGCACACAGAGGATAATAGTAGTGATTGGTTTGATGTTTCTAATATTGCATTAAGTAATGTAAGTGGAATCACACATCATACTTTCCAAGTAAATGCTAATTGGGTTAGAGTTTTAAGTTACCCAAGTGATACAAGCAGTTCTTTGACAAAAGTCGCCCTAAGAAACTAGTTGACTTTTACTAAATTTCATATATAATATACATATGGATATAGACTCTGTAGTCGAACAAGTACATCGACTGATTATTGATCACTTGCCTGTTAGGACAGCAAAAACTCCTAGCGGCTGGACTACTCTCGATTGTCCTATGTGTAATGACAAAAGAAAGAGAGGTGGAATAAACACTGATGGTGCAAAGATCAGTTTCCATTGTTTTAATTGTAATTTCACTACTGGGTGGAGTTTAAATCCTTACTTAGGTAAAAAGTACAAAGACTTAGCATCAAAGTTAGGAGCATCAGATAAAGAAGTACATACAGTTCAACTAGAACTACTTAAACATAGTGAGTTTTTAACTAAAGAAGAAACAACAAGTTATGTCTATAACATAACAAAATTTAAAAATGTTAGTCTGCCGGATAATGTACAAATGGTAGATGACTTAGATGACAATCACCCAATAAAACAATATGCAATTTCTAGGGGACTGCTTGGTCTATATCCAATGCTATACTTTGATGACAAATTATACAAGCAGAGATTAGTAGTTCCCTTTTTTTACAACAATGAGTTAGTTGGTTGGACAGCAAGACATATAAATCCACCTAACAAACAGACACCTAAGTATCTTCACAACATGCAAGGTGGCTATGTGTTTAATGTAGATAAGTTTGCAGACAGTGAAAGAGAAATAATTATTGTAACAGAAGGTGTATTTGATGCTATACTAATAGATGGTATAGCAGTACAAGGTAATGCTGTTAGTGCCGAACAGGCACATTTAATTGATAAGTTAGGTTGCAGAGTTATAGTGTGTCCTGATAGAGATGACGCAGGCAAAGACTTAATAAATCAAGCACTGGAACTTGGTTGGGAAGTAAGTTTTCCTGACTGGCATCCAGATATCAAAGATGCCGCTGATGCTGTAGCACGTTATGGTCGTGTTGCAACATTGCAGAGTATAATAGACAATGCAACAGATAACAAAATAAAAATAAAAGTAAAGGCAAAAATGCTATGAATCTATATGTAAACGGTTGCAGTTTTACACATGGCCATAAGGATTTTGGTGGCACAGACACCATGAGGCCTGATAGTCCTCCCACATGGGTTTGGCCATCGATGCTGATTCCTAATTTTGATACAGTAGTTAATCAAGCATGGCGAGGTACTTGTAATAATAGAATTGTGCGTAGAACTATTGATTATTTAAGTAAAGTAAATAATCCAGCAGACTGGTGGGTAGTAATACAATGGACATCGTTAGAAAGATCAGAATGGTTTGATTATGATACACATAGTTGGTACACACAATTATTGCATAGAGTTGTGTATGATGATTGGGCAGTAAAAGGATTAGAAGAACAACCTAGAATAAATAGGAAAGGTGAGATTGCTGTACCTTATGTAAACAATATAAGAACTGATGAACATAAAGTATTAGATTTGTTTTATCAAACAATAACACTAGATACATTTCTAAAACAACGAGGATTTGATAAAGTATTGTATACAGGTATGAGCAAAAATTGTATGTTATCAACGCACATGAATATTTTAAAAGAAACAATTCAAACAGAACAAATGGTCGACGATCAACATATTCATATACACAGTCCTAATGTACATTTGTTTGATCAATTGTATAGTTTACTGCAACATGATAGATATGTACAACCACTTAGTGTTGTAACCGCAGGAATGGAGGAATCTAGTGAAGATGGCCATCCAAATAAACAAGGACACGAAGTATTTTCTCGATATATATTAAATGAAATGGAAAATAGAGCATGAGTGATATAAAAGAATACAATGAAGAAGTGCAAGAATTATTTTTGAGATTCTTGTTAAGTGATAACGACTTATTTGCACGTTGTCAAAACATTGTAAAACCAGAATTTTTTAACTTAAAGTATAGAAAAGCAGTAGAACTTTTCATTAGTCACAGCACTAATCACAATGCTATTCCTACACCAGAACAAGTAAGTGCCGCGGCTGGTGTGACTTTAGAAACTATTCCTAATGTAACAGTAGATCATCACAACTGGTTTATGAATGAGTTTGAAACTTTTTGTAGACACAAAGCATTAGAAAAAGCAATCATCGAAAGTACTGATTTGTT